AGTCCTGCTTGACGCGCTCCTCGCCGGTCATCTTCTCTGTCTGCTCGGCTCGTATCCCGGCAAGTGAATCGATTAGCCCTTTCATTGCGTCGTTGTTGTCTGTCATGGCGTGGTCCTTTGCACATTGGTAGCGACGCCCCATTTTAGCAAAAAGTGTACAAGATCGTCGCGGCTGTACGTTCGGTATTGGGTGTATTGAGCTTGGCCCCCTGCCTTATTAAAGTGGCTCGCCCGTCAATACCAGACTCACTAAGAGCGTCCAGAAGCAGGGAGCAGAGATGATCTCGGACCCACGCATTAGGACGCTGTTGCGCGCCTGTCTGCCTCGCAGTCGAGACACCCGCACCGCCAGCCCAGGCAATCTGGGCACGGGCACGTTCCACCTTCCCGGAACTGCGCCACGGCATCAACGACGCGCTGCATCACCTCGCCGGGCACGTGCAGCCAGGTCATGGGGCCGGCCTCAGCGCCATCCTCCCTGTGCGGAAAGAGCCACGTGCCATCAGGGCGGATTAACGCCACCTCGGCGTCCGTGGCGACCTCGTGTCGCCACCGCGCCGCCGGCTCGTCCAGTGTTCCATACGTGACGATGCGACCGTAGTACACCCCGATGCACCACCGATTCGGCAGCACCACGGTGGCGTACGGAGAACCCCCCGGCATGATGGGCTGATCGTGCACCCCCACCTCACGCCTCAGGAGCTCCAATGCTGCCGCGGCCGTGACGTCAGGCATCGTCCTCACCCTTCCCCGCCTGGTCATCCGCCTCTGGCACCGCACGCAGCAGTTCATCCAGCTTGGCGTGGATTGAGCGTGTATCGAGGTTCTGCGCGCCCTGGATCAGGAAGACCATCAGGAAGGTCACGATCGTGGTGCCGGTGTTGATGACGAGCTGCCACGTCTCCGAGAAGCCAAAGAACGGCCCCGACGCTGCCCACCCGCTCACGATCGCCAGCGCGGCGATGAACGCATACGGGCTGCCGGCCGCGTCGGTGGTAAGCCGGGCGATGTAGCGGAAACCGGCGCGCAGGTTAGGCACCTTCAGAACAACCTCACCTTTCCGATCGCCAGCTCGCGCTCGATGCGCTGCTGTTCCGTCGCCTGCGCCCGCCTGGCATCCCGGTCCGGCCGACGTGCCTCAGCCCGCCTGGCCGCCAGCTCCCTCGTCACCTGCTTATGGCATGGGATGCAGAGGGTCCTGATGTTCTCGGTGCTGCACTCGCCGCCGCCCTCGACGACCGGCACGATGTGGTCGGCGTCCCAGTAGCTGGTGCGGTGACTGAAGAATGCCGGATACGTCTCTCGGAATCGTTGCTGCGCCTGCCTATCCTCGAACGTGCGGCCTTGCTTGATCCGCGCCCATTCAGCCCGAACCACCCGCTCCCACTCGATGGTATCGGTGCCACAGAGCGCGCACACGCCCTTGTCCCGCTTGAATACGACCTCACGCATGCGCGTCGGATTGGTCTTCACGACCCACGCGTCGACGCATTCCTGGCCGCAGAAGCTCCGCTTGCCCTTCGGCACCTCCTGCCCGCACTGGCGACACAGCGATCGTCCGTTCGGCCCCTTGGGCAACTTCGAGGTATCGACCCAGCCGGCGGTAGGGCTCACACGATTGGTGCTCACGATCGTGCCTTGCGACGTTGCAGGGCCGTCATCACCGCCGTGACCGACTCCCGGACGCGGCGCAATTCCTCTTCCAGCATCTCCATGCGGGCGATCAGGGCCGCCAGCGCGCCCTCGGCATCGACTGGCACGTCGTCCGGGTGTTTCAGGTCGTCTGGGATCCCCTGCACCACGCCCTACACCCCTCGCATGTGCCACGTCCCGCACTTCGGGCAGCGGATCCGCACCTGGCCTTGCTCACCGAGCCGCAATTCCATCAGCACCTGGCCGCACGGCCCGCCATCCTTCGCACGACCGTCACAGACCCACCGCGTCATCGGTGGCAATGCCGCCGGGCCGTTGCGCCGCGCTTCCGTCACGGCTGGGGCTTCTGCTGTGATCGGCGCGTCCTTGCGGTCCGCCACCATCACGGCGTCACTCCCGCTGGCTTGGCCTGAACGAATGGCGCCCAGTCTTTGGCCCGCTGCCGGCACACCTCACATGTCGCCGAATCCCCGACGGCTTTCCACGTGGCCTCGAACCGGTCGGGAAACTCCACGATGGACCAGTAGCAGCGGCAATTGCTGCCCCCCTTACATCCCTGGGTCGGGTACGCCGGCGCAGCGAATCCCACCCGATGCGCCTTGCCGAGCTCGAAGGCCTCCACCGCAGCGCCGGCGTACATGCGCGCCCGTGCGACCGCCTGCGCCTGGCTGACCGTGCCAGCCTGTAGGGCTGCCCCGAAGCCATCCGCGTAGGTCTGCTGTCGCACCACGATGTCCACAACCAGGTGCCAGTGGGCCTGTGTCACCCCGCCCACACCGCCGCGGGCGATCGTGTAAGCGCTCGTGATCGCCTCGGTGACCCGCCGCATGAACAGCAGCACGAACGCGGCCGCGGCTTCCTCCGTCACGCCGTTCGCGGGATCCTCACCGTGCTCGAGCCCCAGCTCGTTGATCGCCAGCTGGCCGAGCTCGGCCGCGTACTGGTCGACCAGGTCGTCGCGCAGCTCTGTAAGCTGCTCGGGTGTGAGCGATTCGCCGTCCTGCTCCCACTGGCCATCGCGGTACGTGAGCGGCATCGCTAGGCCCAGCCGTCTATGAGCTGCACGTCGCGATACGAGACGCGAATCTTGAAGTCTCCGCGGCCGCAATCACACCGCTCCACGGGCCGCCACGCCTCCCCATTGGCATCCACCTGCTCTCGGCCCCAGACGATCTCTGCGACCCACCTTTGTGTTTCTGGGCCAACTGCGAGCACATGCAGGAGTTGGGACGCCCCCTCCATGACCGTCCAGCGAATGCGGTCGTCCCAATTGCCGGCGGCCACTGCACCGAAGCGCGTCTCCCACCCCTCACCCTCACACGTCTCGCAAAACGTGTAGCCGTCAGGGGGGCACTGCTCCTGGGCCTCCGCGTCGGGGATGCGCGTCGTGGCCAGCAGGGCGGCTGAGCCGATCAGGGCGCGTCGTGTCAGTGTGGTCATGCCCCTGCCTCGCCCTTCCGGCCCACCGTGGCCTGTCGCGCCAACACGCTCTCCATGCTGGTCACTGCACGTGCCAGCGCCTCATGTCCCGTCTTGGTGTCGTCGATCGTGCTCGTAACGCCGTTCGGTGCCGTCACCTCGGCGCGACATGTACGGTCAACCGCGATCCTGGCCCCACCGCCCATCATCTCCGCGTAATCGACCCAGCACGCGAGCTCGTAGCCCCAGTCCATGTCCTCGCACCGCGAGATCAACGAATCGATCGACGGCGTTGCGGTCTGCTGGTCACTCACGAGCGCTTCTCTCCTTTGCTAGATCGCCACACCAGGCTGCCGTCAGGTTGCATCACCGGCCTCCCGAACACCGCAGCAACGTGCCAATAGACGCGTGCGACGTCGTCCATGAGCGCATACCCGCGCCGAGTCATGGGCGGAGCGCCTGTCCCGTCATCACACGCCCAGCGCAGCAGGGGATCGGCCATGAGCGCTTTCCTGGGCCGGCGCTCCTTGCGGGGTGCCTCCGCGGGAATTTGGTCGAACTCGCAGGTGTCTGCCGTGATGAGCCGTTGCAATTCGGCGACTGCCAGCATGGCGCTACGCCTTTGCCCGCTCGCGGTCCGCCGGCTCTTTGGTGTCCTGCTCGTCCGGATCCTGCTGGGCCTGGTCCTGGCCTTGCTGCGCGATCTTGGCCGCCTCTTCGGCCGCCTTCTCTTCCTCGGCCTTCAGGTCCGCGGCCGTCGTGGTCGGCTTGGGGAAGTCCGCAAGATCGAACAGGTAACTCACGACGCTCAGCTTGTCCTCGGGGCTCAGGATCTGGATCAGCGGCAGCAGCGCCTTGAAGTAGTCGGCGGTGCCCTTTAAGTCCGCGTCGTCGAGTGGTCCCGGCCGCAGGATCGGGGTTAGCTTCGGATCGATACCGTTGATGCGCAGCAGCGGCTTGATCGCCTGGTCGTTGATCACGTTGGCGATGACGTCGATCCAGGCCGCGATCGCGGTCGTGAACAGCCGCGTCTTGTCCGCACTCAGGGCATAGCTGCCGGTCTTGCCGTGGCCGACCATCAGGAAGTCGGCTAGCAGCGCCATCGTCATGTAGGTAGCCCGTCGGCTGATCACGGCACTCGTGTCGAACTGGCGCGCCCCCCCGCTCGAGATGAGCTTGAACTCGAACCGGGGCATCTTGTTGTCGTCGTACTCCAGCGGGAAGATGACGCCGGCCTGGTCGTTGTTGCGGATCCCGGTGATGATCCGCTGCACCGCCTGGTAGAGCGCCTGCTGCTCCGGCGTGCGGTTCGCGCCCAGGTACTCGGACGGCAAGCCGGCGAATGGCAGGCCGGCCAGGTCGCGCTCGATCCCGATGGCCTCGATCTGCTGCAGCTTGTTGATCGCATCCCAGTCGACCCACGCGGGCCGCAGCACCGACTCGCCCTCGGGGCTGCCCCGGTAGCCGCCGGCGCGGAAATGCAGGCAGCGGGACAGCGGGATCGTGACCCGTTGCAGGTTCGGTGTCTGCTGGACGAACCCCACCACGTGGCTGCGATCGTCGAACACCCACTCGGCCAGCGTGTCCTGCGGCCGCGGGCTCCACTCGTCCCACCCGATCAGACCATCGGCGGCCGCGCTCCCCGGCACCCCGTCGTCACCCAGCCGGCGCTTCAGCACGACCTCGTGCAGGCTGAACCCGTAGGGCAGGAAGCTCAGGATCTCGGCGAGGGTGTCTTCCCAGGGCGTGCGCATATCGAAGCGGCACGAGTCCACGAAGTCCGCGATCTCCTGCGCCTCCGTGCCCCCATCCTTCGCCGGCTCCATCTGCCACTCGGCGCGCCGGATCAGCATCTCAACCGCGACGATCATGCCCCGGATCACCGGGGTGTCGAGCATGCTGCGCACCTCGCGGTACCAGCGTTGTCCCACCAGGCGGCGGCCCGGCTGGTCGATGAACCCACCGTACCGCGACAGGCCGGTGTCACCCAGCGCTCCAAAGAGGCCGCGGCCCCCTTCGGCGAACTGCACCGGCTCCAGCTGCAGCGTGTTCGGTGTCGCGCCCTGATCGGTTGTCTCGCTCAGCTCCACGGGTCCGCTCCCCACTCACTGCCCTCGCCAAAGGATGCGTCGGCGCCGCCGTGAAACCACGTCTGCACCGACACGGGCGTCGGCGCCTCCAGGGGCCGGTCGCCCCGCAGTTCGTGCCACGACCAGAACCCGGCATCCACCAGGTCGAACGGCTTCGTCTTGGGAAAGCGCCGCAGCGCCCGCTCGAGCGTTTCGTGGGTGCCCACCACGTGGACGATTTGGCCCCGTTCGTAGTCGGCCAGCATCTTGCTGGCGCGCTCTGTCTTTGGTCCGTGGCCGCCGCCGGCCTTTTCCTGCTTGAACCGTGGAATGCGGCGATCGGCGATCTGCCCCTCGGCGGTCAGGTCCCTGGCGGCCGCCTCGTAGGTGTCGCGCCACGTGTCGCCACCCTGGTCGGTCTCGACGCCCACGTGGTCAGCCCCGAGCTCCTTGGCCTTGAGGATGGCGCGCCGCAGGGCGTCACGCGGGCTCGTGCGGCTCTCCCACGAGAACAGGCGGTAGATAATCCCGTCCGGCCCGATGCCGTCGGCCTGGATGCCGTGTGCGTCGCTGCGGTCGGTGTCGGTGACCGCCGGATCGACCCAGACGGCTACTCGCACCAGGTCCGGCAGGTCCTCCCACGCGATGTGACGGAACACGAGGTGATCGAACATGCCGCCGGCCGGGGCCTCGACGTCATGCTGCTTCTCAGCCCGGTAGGCCGTGATCCCCATCTCGTCGATCTGCGCCTGCGCGACGTCGAGGCCCATGGCCGGCCAGGTCGGCTCCCCGCCGGTCACCACCGTGCGCCCGCCGCGCTGCTCGGTCGTCAGGTTACGGACCGCCGGGTGCGGCCCTGAGACGATGCGGTCGGCCAGGAAGTCAGCCCGGCCATCGGCCAGGCGGGCGAAGATGCCGTCCGGGATCACCAGGTTCTGGATCGCCAGCACCGCTGGGGCGTCCGATGCCGCTGGCAGCAGCGTGTGGGTCAGGGTCGCGAGCTTCTTGTCCGTCGTGGCCGCGGTGTCGAGCTTGCCGTCAAGGTCGTCGAAGATCAGGAGATCCGGCCGGTCCTCATCGAGCTTGACACCGCGCGCGGCCGTGTCGAGCCCGATGGCATCGAGCGTGAACCCCGCGGCCGTGCGCAGGCGGTTGCGACGCCAGCCCCGTGAGTTGCCGTACTTGCCGAGTTTGCGCGCCGCGGCGCCCGGATAGGCCAGCTCAAACGTGCGCGCCTCCAGCATGCCGGCCACGTTGGCCACGTGATCGTCGGCCTGTTCCTGGGTCTCGCACACATAGAGGGCGTAGCGGCGAGTCTGCCGGCCCGCCACGGCCGCACACGCGAGCTCCGCACTGGTGCTCTTGGCAAATCCGCGTGGCCAGATGCCGACAAATGGGCGTGATCGCTTCCCGTACTCTAGGGCCCACACCCACTGCCAGAACTCGGCGTGGAACGGCGCGAAGCCTCGCCCCACGTAGCCCGGGTAGATCAGGTGCAGCCACGCTTCCCAATCGCCCGCGAGCGCTTGCGCCTCGTTGCGCACCCGGACGCGCCGTGCCGCCTCCTGGGCCACGACCACAAAGGCCCGGGGATCGATGGCGGATGGTTGGACGGCCATTGGCGCTATTCCTCACCCAGGTCGAACAGATGCCAGACGAACTGCCCACCCTCCGTCTGAAACGTTCCCACGTAGGCCCCGGTCTCCGGCGCATTGGGCAGCGTCCGGCCCGTGCCATAGAGGGCAAACCGGCGTGCCCGGCGCGG